ATAGTATATTTAATATAACTTTATTCTCTAGTTCTGTCACACCTACTTTTGCTGGTGCACCAAACGTACTAGGCATCATACGTAGTTTTGCTACATAATCATTTATTGTCACAGCTCTATTTTGTGCCGCAAAGTTATAGGAAATATAATTTCTTATTTCTTCTACAGACATGGGGTCAGCACCACCTATCGCGGATGTTACATTGGTAACGGCTAAACTATCTATTACTGATTGGTTAATCTGTCCATTAGGTCCAGCTACTACAAAATTTACCTTACCCACATTAGTTATGGCACCAGCACCTAAATTAGAAACTTTACCACCACCAATTCTATATTGTATGAATAATGTACTATTTCCTTGTACCATATTACCTAAAGCAATATTATTCATGTATTGGGACATATTTAGTTTTACACCTTTTTTTGCAAAATCGTCTAGTAGGTCTTGGGAGGTTTGATTACCACCACCAAAAGTTAAAAAGAAGTATCCTTGTGGGGTGTATTGGGTTGTAAATCTTTGATTAACTTCTAAGTATTTTCCTACTTTACTACCTACCTCATCTGAAGGCATAGATGGGTCTTCCACAAAAACTTCATCTTGAGCCAAAGCTTCAACTTCATACCATTTATTATTATTTAAAGCCAAGAACTCGGCATTTGTTGGTAGTGTTTGATAACCTAATCCTGATTTTTGCATTACCGATGTTACACCAACTACATTTCTTTCTGGCAAAAATAGTTCATAAAAAGGTGTGGTTAAAGAATCTGTTATTTCTTTTTTAAATACTTTTGTAACACCATTAACAATAACTTCTCTCTTAATAATAGTGTAATTTTGTATAATACCATTAACATCTCTATTAGGTATTTTAGTTCTATTTACTATACCTTCTACATTGTACTGGGTAGAAAAATCACAGTCGTTCACCAATTCAAATATTTGTCCTGCACCTCTAAATTGTCCACCTCTAGTTATTTTACCTAAATACCTGAAGTCTTCTTTATCACCTAAAGCTGGTACTATAATTGATATGTCCGCTACTGTAATAGAAGGTCTATTACCAGGTATTTTTAACCCATAAGTTTTTGCTAAATTATATAAAGAACTACGTTCTTGTGCAAACTGTAGGGTTGTCTCTTGGAAGGTTCTATCTATCTGAAAATTAAGGTTGTCTGTTACCGCTGCGTTTAAGTCTAAAAATAAAGAATAGATTGATGCATCATTCGCGTTTTTAATTAGGTCTGGATAGTAGGTATTTGTAAGTCTTAATAATTCGTTTCTTACACCTAGAAAGTCTCTTTCCGTATATGATATTTTTTTTTCTGCCATTTTATAAATTTATTATAACAAAATCTTTAGTTTCAAAAAACCCATCCCCAGCACTATAATCAATACGTACTCTCATAGTATATTCTCTCTCATCTTCCCCAATAAAACTAAAACTATTATCGTTTATATTATCAGAAGTATTATTTTTTTCTTCCAATCTTATATCTTCTGCGGTTTTAATATCAATCTTATTGACGACTAGGTTAGGCATGAATTTTTCTACCGCGTCTTTAATTTCATTATTAATACCTACCCTTGTTGTTGTATCCATAGGTTCATAAATATACTTCATCAAATTTGTACCAAAATCTGGTAAAAAATACCTACTACCCTTAATAGTTAGAATTAAATGTATTAGACTAGACTTTACCTCAGAATTGGTTGTACTGTTTAATCCTAGAAAGAATCCTTCATTACTATCCGTAAATGGAAATGTTATACCGTACTTTTGATTGGGCATGCTTTTTTATAATAAATACTTCAAAGATTAATTTGGGGTGTAATATGTACCTTCTTCTTTATTCTTTAACTGTTTATTCATTTTTTGGTGTTGTGGTACGTAGGGACAATGTTTACATCCATTACCACAACAACTACCTCTTTTTATATGATACTCCTCTGTCATTACCATAGTACCATTTTCCCAATAAAAATCTTTTGGTTGTAATTTTGGTTTTAAAAATTCTTTATAGTGTAGTTCACTAATCCAATCGTCTTTTCTATTCATTTTTCACTTCTTTTATTTCTTCATTATGCCCACAGTGGGGACATATTATTAAAATAGGTACCTTTTTTTCATTTTTTGGTGCATCATTAGACAATAAATGGTAGTCGGAAATCGACCACCATTTATCACATTTACCACAATTAAAATGGTATAAAATTTCTTTACTGACCTTATGCCTCATCCAATTCCTTTTCTTCTTTTATAGATTTTAAATCTACATCTATTTCACAAGTACCACCAGCACACGCTAATTCACCAGTTAAGTTTGTATTATCGTCTAATTCAACAACCATATTTAAATTAACATCTTTTAGGGATTCCATCATTTCTTCATATTGTTCTTTAGTAATATCTTCAAATGGAGCTTGTGTGTACGTTCCACCATTATATGGTAGTACCGATAAACCGTTATAGGATTTTCTATTTTCCCACATCCACTCACCAGCTGCGTTCCATTCGTGTTCTCTTAAAGAAACTGTAGCTGAAACGTTATGTGAGTTTGAGCCGTTTCTATGTCCGGCTTTTACCCATTCGGTAGCGACTTTTTTAACTCTTTCTAGTAACTGGAATGGTGACTCAGTTCTCATAATCGAACCTTCTGGAGCCTTTTGTGGTATAGATATCACCGCAGTATCATGTGGTCTAAAATATTCATCTTCAACCAGTTCTGGGTGATTTTCATTCAAGTAAGTGTATATAGCTTCATTTTTACCCACTCTAACTCTTCTAATATAGTAGTCGTTGTGCCATGCATGAATACCTGATGACGTACCTAATGTTAATGATGTTGTTCCTGCTGGTTTAACTGTTGTACATCTTGCAGATTGATTTATCTCAATTAACTTTGCTACTCTTGTATTTTCACGTTTAACTATACTTGCAGCTTTTTTCATATCATAGTTTAATACTTTTCCAGAACCTATACCTGTCATTGATACTCCTATAAGTGCATCTTTTTCAGTAGTTTGTTGCCACACCTCTCTTAGGTAATGGAACGAAGTATACCCCGCTTGTAGTGTTCCTATGAAGGATGCAACCTTTACTCTTTCATTTAGGTCTTCTTGTGATTCTATATTACTTACATTTACTTCACAAAGATTACAAAATTGATTTGGTCTTAAGGCAATTTCACAACAAGGATTTGTTCCCCAATCCTTATCATTATTTAGATATATTCCAGGTTCTCCAGCACCTGACAATTCAACTCTTTTCCAAAGGTCCATAAAAAATTCTTTGGTAATTTTGTGCCTCATTAAACAAGCTGAATTATTTGCTCTACCCCTTTGTGGGTTTAATTCCCACCAATTACCTGATTTACAACCAATCATTTGTTCATCATCAGCACTAAATAACGATATAAGTGCTGCACGGCGAATACCGCCGGCCAATACGGCGTCAGCGATATGACATACGATATCATGTACTTCAATTGTTGTGAGGTGTTCTCCATTTTCTTTTTGATTTAATAGACCTTCAATTTTTACCAAACATTCTTTTAGTGGTTGTGGTCCTGGTGCTTTACCACCTGATGTTATTAATCTAGCTCCTTTTGGTCTAATATCCGAATAATCAAATTCTACTCTACTCCCACCACCATTCATATATGTTTTCATAAGAACTTTTATAGAGTCAGCCCAACCTTCAATAGAATCTCCTATTAAAAATCTTTTCTTTCTTTTTTGGTATGGTTTTTGTATTACCGGTAACTTAGCGACGTGATGTCTCTGTACTGAGTACCCTACACCAGTACCACCTAACAATAAAAACATTGTTTCACTAAATGAATCAATATGTTCTATAGGTAGATACGCACAGTTATAAATTCTATTGGGTGAAATTTCTATTGGTTTGCCCCCAAATTGCATACTCCTCATTGAGGGTAAAACTTTCTTATCGTAAACAAATTTATATTTTTGTTCTATTTCTTCTTTTAGTTGTGGAAATTTTTTCTGGTGCATTTCCTTATTACGAGTAACTAGTTCTTCCCACGACTCTCTTCTATTTAACTCAGGTAGATATTTTGCGTACTTCATGTAAACAGTTATATCCGACAGAATCTTATTTGATACTTCCATATTTTTTATTTTGTTAATTATTTTTATTTATTATTTGTTCTCTTCTTTGTAAGGCTCGAGCAACCCTTTCTCTATTTCTATTAGTTTTTTCTTCCTCGAAACCAAGGAAAGTTTGTGTAGTTTCGGTATCAATTTCTAAGGTACCATTATCAAATTTACAGTTTTCAAAAATAATACCGTCTCTACCTAATCTGGATTTAACAATAGCTATTGTAGCTAATCCCAATTCTTTCTGTTGTAGTGTTTTTGCAACTGATATTATAACGTGACCTACTTGTGCTTTTTTAATAGAACCCCCCATTTGGTCTGTAGTGACCACCTCAGCAGATATAGAACTCCTATTACCTTGGGTGGCAGTCCAACCCGCTATATCTAACTCATGACACATACCTTCAAATTTTCTCATAACAGAACCTTCACCTTTCCATTCATCATTAAAAGACCTATCTGGTAGTATACAATCTATATAGTCTATTAATACTACATCTATTTTAGTACCTTCAGAAATAATTTTTCTAACTTGGTTTTTAATTTGGAGAATTGTCATTTCATCAGATGGTAATTTTTTAAGTATTAATCTACCACCGGTTTTTTTCATTTCATCTGCCTTATCTAAAACTGTTTCTTTATGTTCAGATAATTCATCATTAGGTATACCAGTCCAACAAGTAAAATGTTTTCTTTGTATAATTTTAGGGTTATCCTCAAAAAATATTTGTAATACATTATACCCCATATTAAAGGCTGTGTTCGCAAATCTAGTTAACATAGTTGTTTTTCCAACACCTGTAGGAGCGAGTACAACACCAATTTCTCCCTTTGCTAAACCACCATTTAATATATTATCTAAACCATCTATCCCTGTTGGGATTGGGTGCCTATAGTCTTCGTCCAATAATTTATCTAGTTCTGTAAAAATTTCAAAACTACCAACGTCACCGTCACCTATTTTAATAGCGTCTCTTATTAATTCTTCACATTTATCATAATTTTCAAAGTCTCCTTTTTCCATTATATTTTCAACCTTAGTAATAGCTTTTTTTAATTCTTGTTGTTTACAAAAATTTAGTGATTTTTCTTTAATAAAAAGATGGTCCTCAAAAGAAGCTTCTTTAATTTCTCTCAACATATCAAAAATGTATTTTTGTGCCATTTCTGATGAAATTTCTATACGTGTTAGTTGGTCAAGTGCGTCAAATGAGGGTGCTGTTTGATATTTTTCGTGATATTCCTTTATTAATTGCATAACTAATTTAAAATACTGGTTGTCAAAATATTTTGACTGAATCGCATCTATAATTGTATTAAAGAATGGATTATCTGTTATTATTAAATTTATTAGTTTTAGTTGGAAGGAATGTCCTAGATACCCAAAATTTTTTCTATCACTCATTTATAATTTCTTTTTTAATAAATACCTTATTCACTTACAAGTAAGCTATAATCTTGGTATTTAGTTATAACTTTTTTTGTTGACAGTGTGTATGTCAGTTCCCTTAGGATTTGGGATATTTGTGGTCTAATATCTACAGTGTATCTTACTTTCGGGGGATAGAGGTCGGCACGGAAGCTTCTATGGTATACAGAGTGTTTTCCTTTTTTAATTGTTATCGTAAAATACTCTTCTTTTTGTTCTAATTCCGCGGCGTTCTCTTTATAATTACTTTCTAATAAAAATAAAGTTTTTAACTTTAATTTATCAATCATCTCATCTACAATGGATGTTACCGTGTGGTGTAAATTTAGTGAATTTGTGGCTTTATTACTAAAATTTCTAACACTAAAAAATCTCTGACATACTATATTGTCTTCTAGTTTTAGTAAAAATTCACATTTTTGTGTGTTGTCTGTTCTTGTTTTCATATTAATTATTTTTGTTTTTATAAAAATCTTTTTCTATTCTACTTAATCTTAAAAATGGTCTAACGAAATCCACCCAAGAATCGTCTTTCTTAGGTAAAATATTAAGAATTCCATCTGACATCATCAAGCCTAAAGCGTTTTTCCAATGTCTCCCTTCTGGGTCTATTGCTTCTTTAGCTAATTCTTTTATACCTTCAACTGCTTCTGGTGTTAAGAATTGTTCTCCCACACCTATTATTTTATAATTTGTGTGTAATAAATTTTTGTTATTTGTTGTTTGATTTGTTTTTTGACTGACACCGTAAAGGATGTTTTCTTCCTTTTTGGTTTTTTTATCTTTTTTACTGATGGTTGTAATTAGTTCGTCTAAACTTACCTCCTCTTCTGATATCAGAGGATGTATTTTTATTAAAGATTTTATCCCCACCATTTTTATACCATATATATTATCCGAAGAATCACCACATATAGTTTTGGCTAACCTTACATTGGTGTGTGGTATGTAGACACCATTTAATGGTACTTTTTCACCATATTTAAAAAGTTTATTTAAAGAAATTACATGTGTAGACACATTTGTATCTATTAATTGTAGTAAGTCTCTATCAGAAGTAAGTATTATAATCTCTTCTTTTGGGGACTGGTTGCAATAATAAGCTATACAGTCGTCCGCTTCACAATTACCAAAGGTAGCTTGTCTAACATATAATTCTTCTAAATATTCTTGTGTGCGGATTTTCTGTTTACTATACGAGTCTAACTCGTCTACAGATTTAGTTTTTAATCTTCTATTAAGTTTATATTCTGGATAAAATTCTACACGTGGTTTAATATTATCTTTTCCATCCCAAAATACAACTATTTTACTTATAAAATATGCATCTATGTGTTTTCTAAGGGTGTTTAAAAAATGGTATAACCCACCTATGTGGTCATCACCATTATATAAATTTTTAATACCATGAAAGCCTGTGTTTAGTAAGGAATTTCCATCTACCAATAAAGTACGGGTCACATTTTTAATTTAAAGGGTTAAACAATTTCTAACTTACAACTTCTAACAATTCAATCTCAAAATTTAAATCTTCACCAGCTAAAGGATGGTTTAAATCTAAATTAACCGAAGCCTCTTCAATCTTAACAATTTGTCCTTGGACTGGTCTACCTTGATTATCTTGTCCTTGGATAAATCCATTAATTTCAAATTCCATAGTAGGTGGGAATTCTTCTCTTTTAACTGTTATTACAGCTTCTGTAACATATTCACCATAAGCTTCTGGTGCTTTAATATCTATTGTAGTTTTTTCACCCACACCTAAATCCTTAACTGCATCATTGAATCCTTTTAGTAATTTACCATCATCAATAGCAAATTCTAACCCCTCTCCACGGTCTCTTGAGTTGTCAAATTGTGAACCGTCTTTTAACGTACCAACGTAGTGTACCTTTACCTTATCTCCTGTTTTTAATTTAGTCATTTTCTTTTTCTATTTTTAAATCGAAATCACCACCTGTGCCTAATTGTTCAGACCAAAAAATAGCGTTTTCTTGTTTATATTTTTCTATTGATTTTTTTTCTTCACTAGCTTCTCTACCAGCTACAAATCCATGTGGTGTTATAAGTATTTTTCCGTCCTCATAACCCAAACCATTAACATGGTTTTTCATAATGGTTATTTTAGTTCTAGTAGCAAATTTCACTTTTCTTTTTTCTTTAACAGCTGAAATGTTGGTTGTACCAGCATTTTTTTGGTTACCGAATCTAAATACTAAAGTAGAGTTTAACCACAAGGATTCACCCCCTTTTGCTTTAATTTTAGGTTGTCCAAAAGGATTATCGGGTAACTCCACCCATGGTTGATTCACTACGACTAGTGTGTTAGTATACTTCGAATCTTGTCTTCGGGATTTACCGATTCTTTGGTTTAGTCCCATACCTATTTTATCCGCTAGTGTGGCCGCATTATGCATTTTACCACCTTTACCATCAAACGTCATTTTACAAGGTACTGAACCAACTGAATCCCACAAAAATAATAAATCATATTCTAACTCACCTTTATCTTGTGCGTCTAATAAAGTATTTATATAATCTGTAATTTCTTCAATATACTGGAAGTCGTTATTGAATAAGAAAAATCCGTCCCAGTCTATTTCACCTGTAGTTTTATCCACTACTTCTTC